TGGATGACGTCTTCCGATACCGCAAGCTTCTCCGCGGCTACTACGTCTTCCAGGAGCCCTTTCAGTAATTTGTCCGACAGAGCAACCAGGCGGACTTCTGTGCAGCGCGTATGGATAGCTTTGATAAGCTTGGAAGAGTCCGTAGTCAGCAGCATAAAATAAACGTGGCTCGGGGTATCTTCCAGCATTTTAAGGACTGCGTTCTGCGCGTCGTTAGTCAGCTTGTGCGCTTCGTCGAGCACCCAAATCCGGCAAGCGCCTTCCAACGGGCTCAAGTTCATCCGCCGGCGGATTATCCGAATAGATTCCACTCCGCGGTCGTCTCCAGAATTCACTTCGGTAAAGTCAGTGCCGCCACAGTCCAGAGACCGGCGCAAGATTCTAGCGATAGTTGTCTTGCCACAGCCAGAAGGTCCAGTCAGCAAGAGTGCGTGTGGAAGCCCCTTGTCTAATTGCTTCTGCAGCGAAGCGATAGCTACTTCCTGCCCGATTACTTTGTCCAGTGTTCGCGGACGGTATTTCTTGTAAAGTTCTGCCATATTAAAATTGACGCTGGTTGCCTGGGAAATTTGCTTCGCCAGTTTATCGCATTGCAGCAAATAGCCCGCCACTGGGTTAGGTTTAAGCAACCAGCATATTTATTATCTTTTTCTTGGCTTCGTATATCCTCTTACGATTCCTTTTTCGCCAGCTCCATCGTTGTGATTGGGACTAACACCCTCTTCTTTCTGATACCAGTTACCGCCGGGCGGAGCTACCGCATATTCAATCTGCGGCGGCACAACGAGGAAAGGATAGTGGCGCGGTAGTCCGACCGTTACTACGTGGTCAACAATCCGCATGTATTTTTTCAACTCGGTTGTCTTTACGTCTCCGACCAAGCTATCGTGAATTTGACCGACTACCATACTTTCCATCCGCTCTTTGCGGAGGATACGGTTGACTTGAATTAGAGTCCACAGCAAGCAATGGAACGCCGAGCCTTGAATCGGGTAGTTGCAGACCTGCTTCCGGTTGAATACTCCAGGCACGCGGAAGCCGGTCAGCAAATCAAAGTAACCATTTTCCAAATACTTTTTATACCAGACCCGGCGCCACTCTCCATACTTTTGAAAGCGTCGATTCCAAAAGTCATTCTCCACGTCCCGAACGTGCTTTTCAAACGTGCCATCCAGCGGGTCAATCTCAGGGTCGCACGCGCCGAGCGTTACAATTCCTTTATACTTCAAGTGCTCGTAAAGCGATACTCCAGCCGGAGTCGTCAGCTTCCCGCGCCCAATCCATTCCCAAAGCGAGCGAGCGCAGCTCACGTAGAAGTCTCCGTAGAACTGGGGGAACACGAACATATTCTTGGCTCCGTAGCGAGCTTCTTTGCTGACTTCGGATGGCTTGAGCTTGTAGAGTTGAGCCGCCATATCCCGATGCATATCCTTCCCCGGCGTAGAAATATACTCGATGAACACCGGGTCCTTGTGATAAGCTGCGGACAAGGCAACTTCGATTCCTTTAAAGTCATTCTCGACTAACTGATGCCCCTCCGACGCAATAAAGAGCGAGCGGATAATTTTGCTAATCTCCTCGTCGCGGACGGGCATATTCTGAAAGTTGGGAGAGTCGGAGCTAGAGCGGTGCGAGCGAGCGAGATGGAGGTTGTAGCTCGGATGGATACGGTCTCCGACAATCTCCCGCTCGATGCCTTTGATAAACGTCCCCAGCGCTTTCTCATACTTGAGGAACTTCGCCATCTTTTTTACAAAGGGGTGGTCGACTTTCTGGAGAGCTTCCGCGTCGGTCGATGGCGCTCCGCTCTCCGTCTCCGTATGGACTTTGTAGCCCATAATCTCAAAGAGCACGGTCCCGAGCTGACTGTGCGAAGTAAAGTTAGCTTTAGTTCCGAATCGCTTGCGCCACATCGCCCACACTTTATCCTGCTCCATCTCCGCTTTGAGCGTGCGGATTCTTTCGGCCAGCTTCGCTTTCGTGCGCTCCAGCCGAGCTAAGTCAATCCGGATTCCATTCGCTTCGACGCGAGCCAGCTCAATCAGCCCGTCGTGGAACAGCTGGTAGCCTTGCTGGCGAATGGCGTGAATCTTTTTCATTTTCGTCGCGTGCAAACCACAATCAAAATTACTAACAGAACGATAGATATCGACTGCTTGAACATGATATGCTCCAGCATCTCGTGGTCCGTCATAAGCCCATATCTTTCATTTGCACCATCGCCAGTTTGTATTCTAGCCGAGCGTCCATGCCGTTGTAGAGCAGCAACGCCGGCGGATAAATTTCGTCAATCCGGTTGTAGGGACTACCCTTGACATTCGCTAAGTAGGGCTCAGTTGTCTCGTTGAAAGACGGGACGCCGAGCCGGACCAGCGCCTGGAACTTGAGCGAGCAAATCCCCGGGCGATTGTCCAGGCAATGCGCCGCCAGCATCGTATCCCAGCCCCAGTTTGTTACTCCGTGCCCGAACGTCTTCAACGTCCAGCGCTCTTCCATTTTCAAGTTGCTCGAAATCTTTTGGCTACGCTTCGACTGGAGCAGCAGCTTAGTAACCAGCGAAGTTTGAACAGTCCACAAGTAAGCAATCGTCCTCCGTCCGTTGGATAGAGCGCAAGAAATTATCTGGCCGTCCGGCCACTCTGGTTTGAGGCAAGTCGTTTCGTAGTCGACGGCCATCCAACCACCCACTTCTTCCATCTCTCTTATCGCGCGGCAAGCCGCTTCGTCCTCGAGCAAGCATTCAATCCCCTCTTCCCACTTCGGCTGCCGCGGCGGAAGCTCGTCCAGCTCAAACGCGGCTTGCAGATGGTTGAGGAATAAACAATCCAGCAAAGCGTCTTTCATCCGTAGCAGGTAAGCCGGATGGTAAGTCGGGCAAATCCAGTGGCGCTCAACCGGCATCCGCCAGCCGGTCCAACGGTCGAGCGCTCCGATATCTCTCCAGTAACCCTCGAGCACGCTAACCAGCGCCGAGCGCCCGAGCGTCAAGACAACTTGCGGCTCATACTTCCGGATAGCGTTGAGCAAGTTCGGCCGGCAGTAGGAGATTTGCTTGGCGTCTGGCGTGGCGTTTTTCGGCGGGCGGCAAATCAAAGCGTTAGTTGTCCAAGCGTCTCTATCCAAGTCCACTCCGATTCGCTTCAACGAAGAGCGAAGAAACAAACCAGACTTACCGACGAAGGGACGCCCTTGCTCGTCTTCTTCTACGCCCGGAGCTTCGCCGACAACCAAGACTCTCTTTGCGCCCTGACCATACGGCTTAATCTTCGGACTCTCGCAAGTCTTGTAGAGTCCGCAAGCGCCACACTTCGGGACAAACCCGAATTCCGGCTTGTCTTTCTGGACTTTAGATGATTCGAAAAACCCGCGCATTGCGCTATAGTATCTCTGGCCAGCGCTCCTATTCCGTCAGGATTGCACGATAGGACCGGTTTTTATTTGATTTGAGTGTCAACATAGCGGCAACTTAGGGTCATTCGCTAGGAACGAAACCTAGTCTTTTGCGACTACCTGCAAAAGCCTTTGACCGTGAGCAACGACGCAACCGACTTTGTGGCGAATCTCGGGCGGAGTAGCAGCAAAAGCGTCGCAGTAGACGCAACGAAAACCCCGGCCCATCAACTCTCCGCTACGAGCCGGCTTGAGCGCCAAGTCTACGAACTGCCCGACCAGCTGAACCATTTCCTTTTGAATTGCTTCAGTCATTGTCTTTCTCTTCTCCCCTCTCCGGCTCTTCTTCCTCTTCCTGCGGCTTGCCCAAGACCGTGATGTATTCCCAATGCCCGCCGACGACTTTCAACTTCGTTTCTCCGATTACCGCGTCATCATAGTTCTCAGAAATATACTTGAGCAAGTCCGGAGCGATACAGAAGTCCAGCGCTGGTCCCTTGTAGTTGACCTTCTTCGATTCCTTATACCAGCCGGACAGCCCTTCTCCCCGAACGCGAATCACTCCAGTCGTCAACGATACCGATACCAGCGGGTCTCCGGACTTGTCGGCGGCGAAGATAGCCGCCCGGTCGGTCGCTTCCATCAGCCCTTTCGGGATAACGATATCGTGACCGTCGACCTCGATAACTTTGTCCAGCGCGGGGTAGTCTTCGGTATAGCGACGGCAGGAGAAGATTAGCCCCGATTGACTCTTGAAATGAATCCAGCACTTGGTCATCGCCACTTCGTCCATCCCGAGCGATACGATATGGCGCAACGAAGTCCCGCGCACTAAGACCGAAGACTTGATACCGGTCTTTACTTTTACCCGCATGATTTGCATGTTGTCGCACGCTTCCACATGCTCCGGATGAATGTGGATGCAAGTCAGAAGAAAGCGCGACTCGTCTGTACTAACGCAATGCTGGACTCGACTCACGGCTTCAGTAAACTCCTTGACAAGCGGGTGCCAATGCTTCGGAGTCTCGACTCTGTCAATCGGGAGAAATATCTCCGCGTCTTTCGTCACGCCGAACCGCTTTTTCTTGCCACGAAACTCCAGCTCTCCTTTCTCGTTTTCTTCCACCAGCAACTCGGGGTCAGTCAGCTTCCCCAAAATCGCCAGCAACGAAGCCGCCTGCACGGCGCCAGTCACTTTGATTCCGACTTTCATCCGGCAAGCCACTTCGTCGTTGAAAGTCATCACCATCCCGTCCTGGAAAGCGAAGCAACTCGATTGCTCCAGGAATTCTCGCGGAGACAAGCCAGCCTTGACCAGCTCCAAAACATTCAGAAACTCTTCTCGGTTGATTTTCATTCAATCGTATTATCTCAAAGCAAATGAAGAAAGCGTGCAGAGTATTGCACGCTTTCTTCCGAACTGGCGAGTCTTTACTTTTACTCTTTGGCCGCTTTGGCCAAGCGATACTCGTTCTTGCCATTCTCTTTGCGGACTTCCAGCAAACCGCTCTTGACCTGGTCGGCCAAGTTGCCGTTGATTTTGCCGGGAGGGACGCCAGACTCTTCTTCAATCTGAGCGATGGTTTTCCACGCTCGGGAAAAGGCCGTATTCGTCTGGGCGCGAATCGTCCCGAGCCGGCAGCCGTATTTGTCTTTCTCGACCGTCGACTTGCCGCCAGCTTTCTTTGCCTTGGCCGGCTTGCTCTTTTTGACTTTCCGCGCCGGAGTCTTCGCCAGAAGCTTCTTCAACTTCTCTTTGACGCTAGCAATGGAATCTTTCGCCCGAATCTTGATGTCCAGCTTGCGCTCTTCGATGAAAGCGCGAATAGCCGCCTTGTCCATCGAGTCGACATCAATCACTTCGTCAACTTCTTCCTCTTCGGCCGGAGCTTCGTCCGCCAGCTGGATATCGCCGTCGGCCGCAATCAACTCGTTCAACAGAGGAACGAATTGCGCTTTCACGTCGCTCTCGCTGACCTTCGTCGGCACCAGCTGGATTTTCTTGAGCAGCTTGGCGTCGTCCCAATCAGCGGCGCTCGGAAAGCCCAAATCGACCAACATAGCAACCGCGTCATTTCTCTTGATTTTCATACTGTTTTCCTTCTTTTGTTTTGAAGCCGTTATGGCCTCGATTGTTTTTATTATCTCCTTAGAGCGGAAAGATTCCCCATTTATTTTTGGGAATCTTTTCCACTACCCCATCTATCGACCGCTTGTGGAAATACTTTAGGGGAAATTTACCACGTAGAAATCATTGCGGGGTTGACGAGCGCCAGAGAGCCGGCGACAGTGACGCACTTCGTCTCGTAATAAACTCCTTCGCGAAGGAGAATCCAGTTCAAGCGAAATATCCCCAGCTGCTTTTCCTTCTCCGTTTGATTCAGCCCCACCATTCCAGTAACGTGAGAAAGCTTGCGCTTGTCTTCGCTGAAATTGCTCCGGCGCAAAAGGACGCCGTCGTATGACGCCGCGTCCGATTGAGTAGCCGTCAGAACCAAGCAGTGGTAATCTTGCGACAAGCGACGCAAAGCTTTCCACGTCTCGTTCGTTTGGTGCCGGAAGTCTTGCCCCTTCAATCCAGCTTCCGGCGCTAGGATATCCGCGTAGTCAACCACCACGACGTCTGGATACCAACCCTCGTGGATTTTCGCATCCATACTGACGCGAATATCCGCGACGGTCGTGGTCGAATTCGAAGAGCACTCCAACTCCAGTAAAGAAGAAGTTGATGCAGTCAATTTCAGAATTGTCTCTTGAGCTAGACGAGCTTCGCTTTCTTTCAGTCGAGAATCGTAACTAGAAAACCGAAACTTCACTTTTGGTTTCCCATCAGGTCCGAGTTTGATTTTAACGGGGCGCGATACGTCGCCAGCTTCCAGCGGCCGGCGCGCAGCGCGAGCAATAAACCGCCGCATCATTTGGTTCTTGGACATATCCCCTACCGAAAAGAACATCGTCCGGCGCTTGGACTTCGCTGCGGCTCTCCACGCCACGTCAATCAACCAAAAAGATTTGCCGCGCTTCTCCGGCGCGAGGAAAGCGATAAACCCATCCCGGCAGAGATGCTGGCCGAAGAATTCCCCGATATCCCCAGGGTAAAGAACCAGAGACTGGTCTTCATTTATCACCAGCGCTTCTCTCCACGCTTCAAAGTCAGTAAAGACGGAAACTCCAGCGCGAGCGTCAAACGATACGGGGTTGAATTGCGCCATCTTCTCTTTGACCGTATCCAAATCTTTCCGCAACAAACTTTCCTCCAGAGAGTCTTTCAAGCGAGTATACCGAATCTCCGAGAAATAGCGGGACGCAGAATCAACTAAGTAATCCGCGTTGAGCTCCTTCGCCAAAGCTTTGTAATCGTCGCTCAGAGAGCCCAAATATTTTTCAATCAAATCCACTTCCGGAGAGTCTCCGTGCTTATCCGCAAAGCCGCTAAACAGAAGTCGGATATTTTCTCGGGGCGCTTTTCCATACTCGTTGTAGAAGTCCCGGCACCAAACGTAGATTTGATTGGACCACTTCGACCGAAACGGCTTGGCTTCCTGCTTGAGCCCAGAAACTACTTTGCCCAATACTCGGGAGTTGACGATTAGCGCAGTCAAGATGGACCGTTCTTCGTCGCTCTGGTATTTCTGGACTTTCATCTCCACGTCTTCGGATTATTAACATCAAAATCTTTTATCTCTTTCCCGTCCACAACAGAGTCGTATTCTGGAACTTTGTAATCTATTTGCTCGGAAGACCCCTTCTTCATTTGCATCTCTATCTCCACAAACTTGTCGCAAAAAGAACTAAATGTATTGCACCGCTTGGAATACTCTTCTTTCCAATGCTCGAAATACCAACGCAAGACTTTCCGAACTTGTTGCTTGTCGCCATCTAGTTGCTTGAGCAAAAGCCTGCACCGAACAATCCATTGAGTTATTGTCTTTTCTGACCAGCCGGAACGAGTCGAGCCTTGTTTGCCCGCATGCAGTCGATTCTTTATATTCCAATTGGCATACTCTTCTACTATTTTTGCCGCGACGCTTTTCTTGGTTTGCAGACTCTCACCTTCCTCCGGAAAAATACAACCGCCGCCTCGCGGCGTATGTTTGTATTCTTTGTAAGAGTCTCTACGTAGTAGAGACGATTTGTTTTGCGCTTTTGTCGATACTAGTTTTGCGCTTTTGTCGAAACTAGTTTTACAGATTCTAAAATGGAGGATTGCTGGAAGTCCTTTTAGTTTCTCTTCAACTAAACCAGATAGTCTCAATACTTTCCGAGCAGTAGCTTGCTCTCTCGTAGATAGCCCAGTCTCTTCTTCCCACTCTATAGCCGATTTGTAAATCCAACCTTCGGAGTCTTTTGTTCGCTTAGTCCAGTAGACGAGTTGCGAGAGCATAAGCGCAGCGTTTACACTTCCAGTCCATTCTACGAAGATTCGATGAAACGCAATTGGTCGGTCGAGCAATTCAAGCGGACTGGTTTCGGTTATTTCATACTGCATACTTTTTCAAAAAGAAAAGCCGCCGTTCCGGGAGGTAAGAATTGGCGGAGCACCCTTTCCTCAACTACGAGTTGCGCCTTCTCCCTAAACGACGGCTTAAAATCTAAATTTCAACTCTCTTAGGCTTCTTACGGCCTTTGCAACTCTTTCGTCAGTCTATTATCTCGCTCGAACGAGACAAGTCAAAACTTGCCCTTTTTCTTCTCTCATATACGGGGCCGAATTGGTCTTTCTTTCGCGTGCAATACGCTCTAGGACCGTTCGGACTCGCCAGCGAGCGTCAATATAGCGGTTTCAAAGCAAAAGAGCGGGGCCGCGTATCAGGAGAACAAATCTGGCGCCTGACAAAAAGCGCCAAACAAACCCGATACGGGCCCCGCAAAATCAAATCAACAAGCGAGCCGAGCCGCTTTCTGTTCTTCCACTACTTTCGCGTGGAGCACGAAGTCTTCGTATTGAGCGACGCAACGACACAGCGGGCATCCATACCAAGGTCCCTTATCGTTGCTTGTTACCATTACTGGCTGCTTAAAGCGAACAGCAATTCCCGGACAAGGGACGTCGCCGCCGGCCATCTTTGAAGTCTTGTTGCAAGCCATAGACAGCGGATAAGCTTCGTCTCCGATTCTTCCTTTTGGATTCATATTATTTTGATTCAACTATTCATTGCGCGACTAGCGATGGGCCTAGCACTTACACGCTTGGCCGCGCAATGAAAGTTGAAAAGCTTAGTTGAGCAAGAGTTCATACGCCCGCGTGCGGAGCGTATCGTTGCGGCTCAAGACTGACTCAAACCGATTGATTTCCGGAGCAGTCAAGTCCGTGTGGCGATGCACGCGGTGGTGCGTCACGTGCTCCGTAACCGCGTTGAGCGCATCCCAGCGGCTGCGCCCTTGATTGCCGTCGCCGAAGACGAACAGCTCCAGCATATTCTCGCGCTGGTTCTCGGTGCGCGTCGAGTCTCCAGGCATCAGCTTGCCGAGAAACTCCCTGCACTCCGGCAACGTCATCCGCACTTGCGCGAGATGGACGAATTGCTTCTGGACGATATCAATCTGCTCTTTCGCCGACGCCAGGAAGATAGTCTTCGCGGCCGCGTAGCGGATGTTCTGGCGCTCGGTATGCGACACCCACAAGTCGCTCGACAACTCCCGAGTAGTCATCCCGTTCTTGCAAGTCAAGCGCTCCATGAAGAGCTGCGACTTGCGCGGCGTTCCGCCATCCCACCCGTCGACCGAGTGAATAAAGACGTTCGTAATATCGCCCTTCTCCCGGATGTTCTTGGGGAAAGAGATATCTTGCTTGAGCTTGATGAACGCGAAGGCGCGAGAGCGCTCCGGCAGGAAGCCGGCGCGAACCACCGTCCCGTCTATCGACTCTGCAAACTCGTATTGAGATTGCAAGAACTGCCGGGGGTCGCTTGGCGGGTAATCTTCCCCGACAATCCCCAGCGGCGCTTTCGTATCGCTCCGGTAGAGGAGCTTCTTCCGCAGCGCCTGGATTCCAGTAGCGGTCCCCGAGATGGTATCCGCTTCCGGTTGCCAGTCCAAGTCCGCCAGTTTTAGCGTCTCTTCAAAGCTCGACGCCGCCGCTACACCGACCGTTTCAATTACTGATGTATTCATATTCTTATTATCTCGTTTAGGTTAAAGTTTTGCTCTCAAGAATACATCCCTGGATACTCGACGCCGTCTGCTTCGTCGGCTGCGTTAGTAACGTCTTCGGCCAGCTGGCGAATCTCGTCCTTCTTGTCGTCATCCAAGACCAGACCCTCGGGCAGCGTCGCTCCTTCTTCCAGCAACTCTTCCAGGCGCTCGGCCGCTTGACGCAACGCATACGCCGCTTGGCTTCCGCGATGCGCCCGGCTCGTCTCGTCGCTCGGCGCAACGAATACTCTGACCGGCTCCAGATACTCTGGCACGTCGAGCGTATTCGCTACGTTATCCAAAGCCGAAATCGCTTCTTGCAGCTGGTCTCCCTTATCTCCGTTCTGGAACCCTTCCGGCAAGTTGTCATACCAGTCCTGGAGCTCGTCCCGTAGCGTCTCAAACTCGGAGATGGCGTCAGGAATTACCGACGTCACCGACGTGGTATACATAGCTGTCAACATAGCCTTGAATTCTTCTACCGTAGGCAAGTCGATAACTATTTGATACCAGCCCTTGCGAGATGACTTGAGTCGCGCTTGCAATACCCTAAGGGCGTGCGGCCCGTAGGTCTTGTTCAATTTGATTTTGCTGATTTCGTTCATACTGTTTTTGTTTGTTTTTTGTTTGCCCTGCGAAATTACTTAGCTGCCGGGATGCGGACGAATTGAGCCGGCGTGAACCGAACGGCTTGCGAGCGCAAAGAATCGTTGAAGATACCGAGCGCAAGTTCCATCTTCTCTTGATTCGCTAGGGCTCGATTGTAGGGCAAGCGAGTCCAGCCGACTGTCCCGCTCGCGGTATGCTTGACGAAATAGCGAGTTGTCCAGCCGACGTCTTTGAATTCGACCTCGATTGCATCGCCTACTTTCAAGTCAAACAGGCCGTTCTCGCTGGCGATATTCTGCCGCGCTTGCTTGCGGGCAAACTCGCTTGAGCGACGCTTTTCCTTCAAGTCCATTGCTTCGACTTGCGCCGCGTGGACCGTTGCGCTAGCGACGTTCCCCAGCACTGTCAACATGCGGAAAGGAACGGTCCAGAGTCCCTTCGATTCCCCTTCTGGCATTACTTCAGCGACTTGATGCTGGATGGAGGGGAGCCCGAACTTGGCGAATTTGCGCCCGCGTTCAATCGTCTTGAGCCGAACCACGACTCCAGTAACTTGACCGCGACGCCCGTTAAACCGCACTCTTGCACCGACTTTGATTTCGTTTTTTGTCATACTAAGTTATCGACGCCCTGTGGAAATACTTTAGTCCAATTGAAACATATCTTTGATTGCTTCGAGGATATCGCAATCCCGTATCGGCGGCAGGTCGCCGGCGATGTAATGCTCGAAAGCGCCCTTGCGATACCAATTGTCAAACTTCTGGCTTTTAAGCGTATCCAGTATCTTTTGAGCCACTTTGTCTTGATTCGATTTGTTTTTATTCATACCAGTATTATCGTCAGCCCTTAGGGATACTTTAGCTTTTCTTTTTGCACTCCGGCCCGATACCGGATTCGATTGATTCCGGAACCGTGAGCTTGCGACCGCAGCGGCAACATTTGCCGGCGTGCTGGATTTCAACTTTCCCGGCGAGCTCGTTCAAGTGAGACCAGATATACGCGAAGGCTACCGCGCTAGGAGCGCTTGGAGCAATCGAAGAGCGAAGTCCATGGCGGTAATTCTCTCCGTTGAAAATCGTCCCGAGGAACGTATAGCTCGATTCGTTGTCGGGGCCCGTAAGGACTTTGACGAAGTGGGGCGACTCCGGCTTGGGCTGACGAATCTTGTAAGTAAAGCGAGTCCCGGTCTTGAGCGACGTAGCGGTAAACGTAGCGTTCCCCGCCAGCGCGAATTCTTTAATATTTATCATACAAGTATATCGTCAGCCCTTAGGGATACTTTAGCTGACTAACTTCATTTCAGAAGGCTTGGTCCCCGGTGCGAATCGGACTTCACTTGCGAAGCTGGCTTTTAGCGCTTTCATCGCTTCAGCTTGCTTGACGCGAAGAGCCACGATTTTCTCCCATTGCCCGACTGTGAACGTCTCGCCCTTGTAGGTGAGCTTGCCGTTCTCTTCGACGCGAAACCCCTCTGGCGTCGAGTATTCCGACAACCAGCTCTGCTGAGTAAGTTGCTTGACGAATTCCTTGCTAATAGGGGCGGCGATGAACGTCCGATAGCGAGCTTCTGTTGCCGCTTTGATTTGCTCGACCGAGCGCTCGTGTTGAGCGACGCCGACGATTTCCCGAATCTTCTCTAGCGCTTTGGCTTTCTGCTTTGCGTCGAGCCCGAGCTCCCGGCCGTTGCCGATTTTCAGCCACTTAGTATCGCCGTAATCGCCGATAACGAGCTTCCAACCAGTGCAATGCCCACTGGACCACTTGCTTGAGCCCGTATACATATTCTCAATTCGAACGCGAACACCGAGCGCCCTAGTCCCGTCCGTAGCCGGGTCGAGTTGCCGCAAGACCGCGAGCTCGGCTACATTTTGCTCAATTTGCGCTTGAGCGCGGGAAGCCAGTTCTTGCTCGTGCTTTACGATACGCTCGGAGGGTTCGATACCGTTCATCATTCCAGCTTCAATCGCGTCTTTGTTGATATCGTTGAATTCGGTACAGAACTGCGTGGACTTTTCGACTTTGATATTTTGATTCGTTGTCATATTTTGATTTTGTTTTTTTGCCCTTGTAAGAGAGTTATCGTCAGAGTAGGGAAATACTTTAGCTCAAACTTTAGAAACTCGAACGAACGCCAGCCCGTAAGAGCTAGAGTCTTGAGCGATATCGTTGTGCTTCGCCCAAGCTCTCAAAGCTTCCAGCGTGAATAATGAACCCGCGTATTGCTTCGACGTTGCTTCAACCGTTAGCTCAGTCGTCTCGTATCCGACCGCCGTTACCGTTACTTTGAATTTGTTCGTTTTCATACTCCCCTAATAGCAAGCTCGATACCACTACTGTATTATCTCTAACACGTTGAGTTTAAGCCAAACCTTAAATCGACTCTTTCCCTAGTGTCCCAAATCGAGATAGACACTGTCTCAAATTTGGACTGGAGCTTCTTTCGCGTAGCGTCTCGCTTCGGAAAGACGTCCTAATCCGTCAGGATTGCACGCCAGGACCGTTTGGATTTGCTTTTGAGTGTCAATATAGCGGCCTGCTAGGGTAACGTCCTATAACTTAAAGCTCAAAGCGTAGCGAGTCGCTACTTCGTTCGGCTCGTAGAAGTGGCCCTCGGCTGCGGCTTGAGATACGTCTTGCCAGAGGAAGTCCGGCGGCTTAGGGGCGAGCCATTCCATCCCGAGCGTCGAGACGAAAGCCGGGAACGTCCCGGTAGAGAAGTCTACTATCTCGTTCGTATCCGGCAACGCAATCCAGACATGCATCTCGGGGATTCCTCCGGACGCCATAGCGAGTATTGAGTTGAAGTCCGTCGGGCTCCACTTGAAAGCGAAGTGCGTCCCGCGCACGCCGTCGTCGAGATGCTTGGGGACGATTTCCCATTGCATCGTCCCCGCTTGCAGGACGGGGCGATAGAAGCGCGGGTAACGGCTCAAGACTTCCATCCCAATCTTCGCTAAGTAAGCGCAAGCGCGGTGCGGTTCGATATCCGCGTGGCGCTCTTTGAAGAGCCGCTGGACCAGCTCAAAGATTCGTTGACGAGCTTCGTTCATATCCCTGCCTTTAGCTTGAGCTTTTCCAGCGCAGCTCTCGCTTTAACTTTGATTTGCCCTTCCCATTCGGTATCCTGCCGCCCGAGCGTCAGGCCGTGGTATGCGTCGAGCAAGTCCTTCAGCGCCTGCCAATCTTCGCTCGCTCGCTCGTCTCTCTTGCTTCGTCGCTTGTCGCAATCGCAAGCAACTACGTGCCCGTGTTTGTCGCACCAGTGCGTCGGTCGTTTGGGGTGGCAATCTAAACTTCCGTCAATCCGATAGTCTTGCGGCAAGTAATCTTCGGTCTCAATCCACTGGCGAATTGCTTTCGCTTCTTCCG